CATAGTTGGTGATGAATACCGGGCAGATAGACTCTCCGTCGGGACGTTTCAACTCATAGAAGCGGTGCCAGTCTGATTTGTTATGGTCATCGAGAATGATAGCGTCAATGCCGGCGAATTTCTTGAACTCGCGTTGCCAATTGACTTTAAGAGCCGCAGGGCAGATAACAAGTACCGGGAAGGTGTCGCCATATTTGGATGCCTCATTGTGCGCCTTGACAACCGTGCAGATTGCTTGGAGTGTTTTGCCAAGTCCGGGCTGGTCGCCAAAGATGCAACGCTGATGATCCAAAGCATAACGTACACCCTCCAACTGATACTCGTACGGATTCAGAAGCATATAATGCTCGCCACTGAACGGCTTCATCGGAGGTATCTCGAAGATTGTATCACTCGCCTCCTTACGCCTCTGAACTGACAGGCAGTAGCGATACTTTACGGCCCATGCTGCAAAACTTTCAACATACCACCGAGCGTCAAAGCCCGGCGGATAGAACGGACTCTCCTTGGTTACAATCCAAACCCGGTCGCCGTTATCCCATCGGGGACGGCTCGGTATGCGCTTGATGATTTCTATAAGCCGAGGGTTGTAGTCGAAGGAGAGTCTGAAAGTGCCGGGAGTCTCGGTAACGTATATTGGGTTCATGCTTTATGCAGGTATCTCTTCGGGAATAGCTACATCGACTGTGGCTCCGGCCTCGCCGAATGGGTCTTCCGTATTGCCGGATGTGTCGTCCGAGTTGAAGTCCAGCACTCCGTCTGTGTCATACTTACGGTCGAGGATATATTGCTCGACCTCGTAGAGAAATGCCTGCACGGCCATGTCGAACTCATCGCCGTGTTCAAGACCCTCGTCGCCGAGGTCAACGCCGGGCGAACATAGGTTCAGCACCTTCCGCGTCATGAGGATACGTTTGCCGCTCATCACGATGAACGGTGCGGAGTCATCACCGCCTTTGCTCACTGCCGACACGGAAATCTGCTTGAGCAATTCATTGTTTGCTTCTCCGTTGAGGTCAGACCAATCTATTGAGTCTGCCTCTTTCTGCTCAGTCAGTGCCGCGAAGAATGGCACCAACTCCTGAAGGCGACTGCGCAGGTCCACATGGGCGCGGTGATTGCCTTTAATGGTAATCTCGTTGCCGTCCTGGTCGATGTAAGTCGCCTCAACACTGCCGCCCTTGGTAAGTTTGGCTTTCTTGATTTTTAATTCCATTGTGGTTGTTTTTGAGGTGAAAAAATATCGGACGGCTTTTTGCGCCGCCCGATTTATCGGTTCTTATATTCGTTAACGAAGTCTTGGTAATGCCTGTCCGCCGGCAATGGAAGGTTTATCCCGAACTCCGTGGCGGCATCCGCTTGTATCTTGTTGAGGTAGTCGGTCATCTGGAGCGTGTTCAAATCGGTAGTGCTGCCTATCACATGAACCCATCGGCCTCTGACCGCTATATCTCGCCCGAGGTATTTAGCCTTGTAGTAGTCGTGAATGTCATCTTTAGGCGTACCCGTCGCCTCTTCCATGCACTTGAACCACATCCACATCAGCGCATTTTGGCTGACCGTCCTCGGCTGTGTCTTCCGGACTATCTTGACAGTGTAAGTTCCGTTCTGGAGAAGTGAGCAGAGGTAGTCAAAGGACTTATCCATGCTCACCTCTCCGTTACACTTGGTGAGAGTTGCTTCAGGCATTGTTCTTGAATGGTAAGCCTCCTACGCCGAGATCCTGAGGTGAGCCGGGAGGATACTGACCTGGGAACGGTGCCGCTTGCGGGGCGGCTGGTTGAGGATATGACGGCTGTTGCGGATATGCAGGTTGCTGAGGGTAACTCGGCTGTTGAGCGTAGCCCTGCTGAGGATAAGAGGGCTGTTGAGGATAAGTGCCAAAGCCGGGCGCGGGCGCAGACTGGGGCGCATATCCTTGCTGAGGCTGTTCCTGATAAGGAGTGATGCCAAGTCCCTTGATAGACGTGAACACTCGGCCGTTGTACTCTCGGCCATTGACGCAGGCATCGACGTTGACACGTTGGCCCGGCTGGAAATTGTCAAGGAGGCTCATCTTGTCGCCGGTGAACTCTACCAGTACATAATTGGGATGCACAACGCCGTCGCGGTCGGACCATGAGTCATCGAGTATAAGCTCACGCTTTCTGAACGGATCGCCGCCGTTTCTGGAGGGTATCTCCTGAACTTGGGAGATAGAATAAATGATTGCACCTCCCGAAATTTGTAATTTAATCATCGCTGTTATCTTTAAGTTTTATTGAGAATGAGCCGCTGACGGCCTTTTGGGTGAAATATTGGGCGGCCAAGTCGGGATGGTCTTTCTCGAAACTCTTTGTATCGAATGTCCGTCGCATTGAGGCCGCTCCGAGGGTTGTCTTGAATAGACCACTGTCCCAACTTCTGAGACCTCGCTTCTCCATCGCTTCTCTCATCAATGGTTTCACTCGGTCGAGTTCGGAGTCTATGTGCTGTTTCTGCTTGAGCAGCTTGGTCACATAAGCAATCATATCTTCCGGCATGATGCTTTCAGCATCGCTTGTGGGCCGCTGTCCGAGTTGAGGATGCAGGAGTTTGCGGTCGGGATGCTCATAGACGATTGAGCCGTCAAAGGACTCATACCACACTGCTTTCAGCAGTTCAAGAACGAGATCGTCGGGTTTGCGCTCGATAATCCAGAAAGCCGCCTCACCCTTGCGGAGCCAGTTGGCGCACAAACCTTCAACTTTCAATCCGGGGTTCTGTCTCTCGAACAACAAAGCATACACAGAGAGCTGCCATGAGAGGTATTCTTTCAGACCGTCCGCGTGATTGGCGAAGTAGTTAGGCAATCCGTAGCCGTCAAGCGGATAGTAGTTGAGGTTGTTGGTCTTGGTGTCGGCCAACCAAATGCCGCCGGTGCTCTCGCGGATCCATACGTTGTCTATCTGAGATGCGTATTGGAAATTGTCGCTGACTGTGTACTCGTTGGCAAGAGGAATGAAACCCTGACGGTGACGGATGTAACTTTCAAGTTCACGACTCACGTCCCAATCTTCATCGCCGAAGGTATTGGGGTATGTGGTTTCCTTGATGCCGAGGTCATCATACAGCTCAATGGCTTTGTGGACGGATGAACCATACTGGCCGGCCCTGGGGATAGCAGTATTCTTTACGAAGTCGCTTGCATCGGGATAGACGCCCAATTCAAGGACCGAATGAATTAGTCCGGTGATGCCCATCAGTCGCTTATCGCCGAGGGCATACCGGTGGAGCTCCTCATTGAACTCCACCGGGCTTTTAATCAGTTCTACGCTCATTTAGCAGGATTTTGAATTGAGTGAGATTTGGCACTTACAGCCTGATAGAACTCGGTGCCTTTGGTACAAAGGGCCGGAACTGTTTTGCTCCACTTCTGCCACAGAGCGTTGATATGCTCTGCCGTGGTACATCGGCCAAGTTCCTCAAGGGCCTCTTTAAGTTGGGCGCCGGTGAACGTTGCGGCAGGTTGCTGTGAGTGCTGGCCTCGGTCCTTGAACTCGGCCTGATTGCCGCAGGCGAGGTTGGCATCATCGTCGGTGTCGGCCACGATGCCGAGAATAGCGCAGTAGGAGTAACGCTTCAGGTAGGTAATGGCGGAGCCATAAGCCTGATAGTCGGATGTCTGATTGGGGAGCAACAGTTCGCTCTTGAACCACTGGCCGCTCTTGTGCGAGAGGATGGTTACGAGCTTGCCCTCGCTGATGAGCTGGCAGACGGAGAGACCGTTGGCTTTGAGAGCCGGGGTGGCGGCTTTCACACACGCGCAGAGGTCTGCGTACTTGAATGAGTAGGAACCGCCGGTCTTGGTCTTGACCTTGACCTCTTTTTCGAGTTTGGGCTGCTCGACACTGCCCTGAAAGGCAGAGAGAGCTGCGCTGATTTCGTTGATGTTCTCGCTCATGTAGGAGACGAGTTTGGGAGTTGTTTCTTCCATGTGAATGGGTTTTATTGGTTTGACTTATGTTTCATTTCACCTGTAAAGTTAAGGCAGATTGACAAGGGATGCAAACAGATTAAACACCATTTTATCAAGATTTTACACCTTAACATTTACTGACATTTGACTCCGAGGCGAGGGGCGTAGAAGTTGAAATTCCTACGCTCCACATCGGCATCTTCTGGATACCATTCGGCACGGGCCACCCACTCTTCATAGCACTTCTTAAAGTACCAATGATTGAGGACGGCAATATAGCAACCTTTGTCCGAAGGGAGGCAGGGACGATCGCACCAGTCGCAGATGCAGATGTCAGAGCCGATGGCATCCATCAGTTCACCGGCGGTACATTCGATGACGAGAAATTTGCCTGCTTCAATTTGTTTAGCCATTTTGTCTGACGTATTTAAGAATTATGTTTGACAATCTGATTACTTTGCGGCACAACTCCTCATCGAACATTCCGATGTGAGTCTGCTCCTTTGGCAATCGGAAAGCGGTTGACAAAACCTCGTAGGCCGCAGTCCGTGGCAGATAGCCCTCTTTCCAAATTGGGTCAAAAGCCTCATGTGCCTGATGCTTCAGTTGTCGGAGTTCCTTATTGGCAACTCGGCCGAGGGCTTTGTCTGAATTCTTGTGGCATCCGACCCATGCGCCGCAAGGCTCACAGATGTAGCACTTGGTTCCATAGGAGCGCCCGTAGATTTGTGAGTCGTCAACGAGTTTAGTTGGATTTCCACAATACGGGCAGCTCCAGCCGAGTAAAACAAGCGGATCATCTTTCAATGTCATTTTTAATGTTGTCTATCGCGGCGTTGAGCGCTTCCTGAAACTCGTCGAGGTGTTCAGGGTGCAGGAAGATACGCTGCCGTTTCTTTGGGCCTTTCGACTTGTCGGTCGGAATTTCCGATATGGCAATATAAGGAGAGCCCTTGCTGTCCTTGTGGGTGTCTATGTAGTAGACGCGAGTTCCACCACTGACACGCTTTGAGAATGTCGGTTTATCCATTTTGATGATGTGTTGATGATGTTGTTGAGAGAGCAGGAGTCGAACCTGCTTGTAGGTTATTCAGCGGCCGCCATTATTTGCCTACACCCGGTTCAATCCGGGTTGCACTCGCCGATTGCAAGTCTCTCATGTGAAAAACCGGACTATCTTCACAGACTATCCGGCGTTAATGATATTATTCTAATTGGGTGGAGGAACGGACAGGAGTCGAACCTGCGAAGCGTTACCGCATCGCGGCAATGGTCTGCCGCGTCACCTTGGCCACTTGGTTGTACCGTTCCAGATTAGCCGGAATAACCCGTCCGGCCATCGGGATTGATTGATTGACGCTGTAAGCCCTCACGGGCGTTTTCAAAGGCATCACTATGTGGTTAATAACAGCGACCCTCTCGGGCTAATATATCGTTATCTTTTTTTCTTCCTGGTATTCCGACAATGCCTCAAAACCTGAGCTGCGTTGCAGAACCATTTGCCGTTCTGCGCCTCGGTCGGCTTAGTGGCTTCTATCTTTCCGGCGGCGATAAGGTCTGTGAGCTTCTTTTCGCCTCCGACAATGTGCATGGCATCCTTCTTGCCGAATGTAAAGTCTGACATTATCGTGAGGATATTCTCCAATAAAATAGCCGAGGGATCTACGGCATTGATTTGACCTCTTCCCATAGGCTCTACTTTACTCTTGCGACATAGACACATCTATCTTCCATGTCGGTGCTTGTTATCCACTTTTTACCGAATTTAGCACGCTCGTTAAGCATGGAGGCACTTGGCGTGTTCCGGACGGTATTCGGATTGTAGATGTCCATCGGAAATGCGATGGCCTCACCTACCTTCAAATTGCGGAACTCTTCCGCAACGCCTCCGCTGGCGATTCTTATTGTATTCTCCATAATTTGTTGTTGAGATTAATTGGGAACGGTAGTCGGCTTTGCTCCGACGACCTTCAGGAGTGTTCCTGACGCTCTACTGACTGAGCTATACCGTTCTTGGGTGATAAATCACCTGATTTTGTTATCTTTGTGGTGCCAAACAAAAAATAACAATATGAGAAATTCAAGAACCGGGTCTCCACCACCTGAAAAATGGGAGGTGGAGGACATCATAGCCCATTTAAGCTGTGATGAAACAACAGCAAGTGAAATCATGAAAGAATGTAGAAGCCGACATGGAATTAAAGATTATGGTGCGATTGAAAAGCATCTGATACTTGACTTTATTAATGAGAAGCAGCGTAGTGAGCGAGAGCGTGAAGCACGCTACACCGCTGATATATCAGCTGCTCGCCAAGTGGCCGTTCTGGAAGAGCAGGTTAAGACTCTTCAAAAAATATGTGATTCCTCATCGGCTGACGCTCGTAAGGCTCGCACTCAATCTCTAATAGCCAACTTCATATCCGGGATTTCCATTGCGATTGCCATCCTCGCTTTGGTTCTCAAATTGTATTGACGTTATTACCGGTCCATTTGCCACGGGCGGACACGACTCAACCCGCCATCCGTCATTGTTCGGCATAAGCTCGGATGGTTCTTTCTTACCGTAGCACCGACCCGTCTCAAAGTGCCTTTCGCCTCTCGGCATACTCGGCGGCTTCTTTATCGGTCACTACTCATCGCTGACTTCTCCGGCGGACTTTCGTCAGGGGTTCCGGGCAGTCTCAGCGGAAATTCCAATACGTCAAGGTACTCTTCTTTGGTGGTGGGAGCGGCAGGACTCGAACCTGCAACCACTCGTTTAGTTTGCGAGCCTCTATCCAGTTGAGATTATCTACACTCCCTTTTGCAACCCCTTTCGGGGCCGGGCCTCTCTTGGCCCTCGGCATTGCTCACTCTTGAGCGCCGTTATTGGTTGGTTTGACTTGGCGGAGGTTAATCTTCAGGGAAGATTGAGTTTACCAGCACTGCAATCGCCTTGACTTGACTTTTGACTCTGTCAGCACCCTGTTTGGTCTCGTAGTACCACTTCTGGTACATATCACGGTTCTCTTTGGCTGAGTCGCACTGTTTGGTGATGTCATCGAGGACGCTCTTGTGAGTCTCGGCCATTGCTCGCTTCTCTTCAAGCAACTGGTAGATGATTTTGCGGAGGGTATTGGCGTCGGTGGTAGCGTTGTCAATCACATCTCCGAGATTTTCGTCATGGACCTCTATCGGGTTGATGTGGAAGTCGAGGCCGTTGTCGTCGATGAACTGGCCGATTTCCTTAGTAGCGTCCTCGGAGATTACAATTGTGAGGAGTCCGGGGTGCAGGGTTACGGTCGCAGGTATTGTGGATGCGTAGGCGGCGAGGCTGTTGTAAGAAGCCTCGTTGAGGGCCTTGTACTGGTTGGAGGTTGTTAATTCCATTGTGATTTGGTTTTATTGGTTTGACTTGGGAGGGTTACTTGAAAAAGCGCTCTACATATCCGCCGAGGATGACAGCTACTGTTGCTTGGCCGAGAGATATGTCTCGGTGGTCGTCAAGTGCGCCTTTGGTATGCTGTTGGTAGTGGTGGAAGCGGATGCACTGTTCAAGCCGTTTGAGGCTCTGATAGTCCTTGTCCTTTACAGTGTCCTTGATGTGTCTGAGATAGGCGGCAACAAATGAGTTGGCACTGAACTGGAGATTAGCTTCCTTATACTCCACGTCAGAGGGTTTCATCTTTTCGAGGACGTGCATAGCGTTGTCGGCCACCTTTTCTCGTTCTGCGATGTCCTGACTGATAGCGTCAAGGATTGCATTGATTTTTTCTACATGAGTTTCCATATTGAGTTGAATTGATTAGTCCGAGATTTCGTCAAGAGTTTCAGTGGTTACATACCACTCGTAGCGACACTCGCTCAGCTGCTCATCAGATAGGGAGCAACAATGCTTTGTGGCATAGAAAAAGAGAGCCTGAATATGCTTCCCGCTTTCGTCCTCGATGGTGCCAAAGGAGCGGTCGCGCTTCTTGAAACCGAGCTTCTTAATCTCGCTCCACGGGGCCAGGAGTGCCGGACGGTGACCACCCCAAATGGGAGCGCTGATTTCTTTTCCGTTGATTTTCGCTGTCATAGCTTGTCGTTTTATTTCGTTTTAGTCGCTGTTATCTCAATCAAAATCGTTACCTTTGCGGTATTGATTGATTGATGCTGCAAAGGTAAACGTATTTACGTTAATAAGCAAACGTATATCCGTTTATTTCCATGTTTTTAGGATTTATTAACGTAAGTATGCTCGAGCAATGGCGACACTCAATGAAAAAATTAGAGATATAATCTCAGCTTACAAGCTATCTGACAGACAGTTTGCAATTAAAATCGGCGTAACACAGTCGGTTATAGGGTCTATGTTCCAAAAAGGTACAGAGCCTTCATCAAAAGTTATTCGCAACACACTCTCTGCTTTTCCCGAAATCTCAGCAGATTGGTTTCTTCGAGATATTGGCGAAATGCTTAAATCCCCAAACAAAGAGTTAGAAAGGATTAATAGCCTTCTTGATACTATTGCAACTCTTCAAGACACAATCAATGCAAAATCTGACACAATCGCAATGTTGACTGATCGTATCAAACAGTTAGAAAACCAAATCGGGAAATGAAAAAAACAAGTTTACTCCTATCCCTCATTTGCATTATTCTCTCGGCTTGTTCCTCAGAAGATGAGTTAGAACAAAAACAATACTTTACGGTATTTGTAGAGGAATTTTGTATAAATGGTTATATAAACACGACTGACGAGTGCACTCAATGGAAATATGATAACGAGGAATACTTAACTGGTAATGGAACTGTTAGTGGCTATGGAGTATCCGGATATACCAAACATTGGACTCGCTACTTCTATGATACCGAATCTAATGTCAAATCATGGAGTAAAAAACCAACAACTTTTACAATCTACTACTCTGAAAAGAGTATGGACAAGTTTACTTCTCGTTATTATAAAGTGAAAATGGAGGGCGTGAAATATGAAACAGTGCCAATAAATTAACCCTCAAATTCCGCAAAATTGTCGGGGCGGAAATACAACCTATTGAAAATTCAAAATTTTCAGCCGACTATACAGTCTAAACAAAGTTAAGAAATGTATTTATCTTCAATCTTTAATTGGCCTGGAATAACATTGTGCGTTAGTGCAATCTCTGCGGCGTGGTGCTTCATTGAAAGAGAGATTCAACACAAGAAAACAGCCCGCTTAGATATTGCCTTATCAAAAATATATACTCAGTTAGAACGGTTCATAGTGGCTGCAAACAAGGTACGGGTCAATATCAATACTATGCCGTTGGATTTTCTTTTGGAGAGAAAGTCCAAAGACATGGACGAATGGATAACTTACAGCATCTATGAACTGGAGAATATGTCGCTCCTAACAGAAATGTTCTTCGCGCCAAAAGATAGAGGCTGTTTCAAACATATTGTGAGTGCTGCCATAGATTTCAAATACGAACTCCATAAAGCAGCATCTGTCCTTGATAATACATCCAAGCTATCAATCTATGATGAAGCCCGTGTCAATTTCAACAAAGAATACAGCACAGGCATGAATGGTTTAGTGGATATGATTAACAAACGACTTCTCGGCCAATGGGAATACGACCTTACAGGTGTGAAATTACCCAAATTCCGATGCAGACGAGTGCAATATAAAGGACATCAACAATGATGATGGCGATTATACTCCTCCATTCCCAATTATCTCTCCACGCTGTCATGAACATGAAGAAATTGATGAAGAAAAAGAATAAACAGGCAAACGATACGAGTTGCCCAATAATAACGATAAGTTGCTCTGACATTGGTTGCTGCTTATTGGTTTGACAATACAAAATTAAGAAAAATCAAGGATATGTACAACCTTCAACTCAAATGATAATTGCTTCTAAAACAGAATCCATTGATTTTGTTTCCTAAAAGTTGTCGGGAACAACTCAAAACCTGTTGAATATTCAAGATTTTCAGTCGGCTACAAGGATATATGGCAAATTTTATGTATATTTGCAGATGAGCAGTCATATAAAAAACATATAAATCCGAGTCTATGAAAAACCGCGACATAATACTGCCAAGACGGGACGACAAGGCCGAGTCAACGGTTCTTCCCTTATGCCGTCATTTCGTGATAATAGGAGCCAACGGCGCGGGTAAGACGCGCTTTACCGATGCCCTTGCAGAGTCGCTCGGGCGCAGGGCCTTCCGCCTGTCGGCACTCGAGGCCCTCTACGGGCGACGCTCCGATGCTCCGTGGTCGTTGCGCGGCCGGCTGAGTCCTACGGTAGTGTCGCAAATCGAGAAGTCCAATTCCTCGGCAACGATGCTCGACATACTGCTGGCGCAGCTGATGCACGATGAAATGATGAACCTCATAGGCTATAAGCTCGCCATTGCCGACGGGCGCGATGCAAGCCTGCGCTCTACCCGCCTCGACGCCGTTATCACACTGTGGCAAGAGGTGTTTCCCGACAGCCGTGTGCTAATCGACTCGGGCAAGCCTCTGTTCACCCGCGGCTTTGATATGTCGGCCTACCCTGCCCTGCGCCTATCCGACGGCGAACGTGCCGTGCTATATTATGCCGGGGCCGTACTTTATGCGCCCAAAGACGGCGTGGTGCTGGTAGACACGCCGGAGATTTTCTTGCACCCTACCCTACGCAATTCTCTGTGGAACAGGCTTGAGCTGCTAAGACCAGACTGTGTGTTCGCCTACACGACTCACGACCCGGACTTCGCATCGTCGCGCTCCGGAGCGCCTGTCGTGTGGGTTCGCGACTATGATGCCGCGACCGAGTCGTGGAACTACGACATCCTGCCTCCCGACACCGGTATTTCCCCGGAACTGTACATAACGCTGGTAGGCTCGCGTAAGCCGGTGCTTTTTATCGAGGGCGACAGCGAACATTCTATCGACGCCAAACTCTACCCGCTTATCTTCCCCGACTTCACGGTGCAGTCGCTCGGCAGCTGCAACAAGGTGATAGAAGCCACTCGAACGTTCAACGATCTTGCCTCGTTTCATCGCATGGACAGCTCCGGCATTGTAGACCGCGACCGGCGCGACGATACAGAGGTGGCGTATCTCAGACGCAAAAAAATAATGGTGCCCGAGGTTGCCGAAATAGAGAATATGCTTCTGCTCGAAGATGTAGTGCGCGCTATGGCCGAGAGCACCGGCAACAATGCCGACCGCGTATTCGCAAAAGTGCGAAAAACAATTCTGTCGCTTTTCCGCGCCGACTTGCGCCAGCAGGCTCTGATGCACACGCGCCACCGCATGAAGCGGACTCTCGAATACCGCGTGGACGCAAAGTGCCGCGACATAGCAGCCCTCGAGCATCATCTTGCCGAGCTGCTCAATGAGCTTGACCCTCGCCGGACTTACGAGGACTATTGCCGCCGCTTCCACATTATTGAAGAAAGCGGCGACTATGGCGAGGTGCTGAAGGTATATAATCAGAAGTCAATCCTGACTTGCTGCAACGTGGCCCAGCTATGCGGGTTCAAAAGCCGCGAGCACTACATCGAGGGCATTATGGAGGTGCTGAGGCACAGCAGCCCGCAGGCCGATGCCATACGCCGCACCGTGCGCGCATGCCTTATGGCCGGGGATGTCTGATATAATCACTATGCTATACCACACTCTACGCCATTTACATTTTTGCCAGGCATGGAAAAAGTGGTAACTTTGCGGTATGATTACCGAAAATAAAAATACCGACGCCTGGGACCGCGAGCACCTATGGCATCCATATACCTCCACTATCGACCCGCTGCCGACCTACAAAGTACAGTCGGCTCACGGAGTCCGCATACGCCTCGATGACGGCACCGAGCTGATAGACGGCATGTCGTCGTGGTGGTGCATGATACACGGCTATTCCGACAGCCGCCTTAACGCAGCCGCAGCCGCACAGATGAATAAAATGAGTCATGTGATGTTCGGCGGTCTCACGCACCAGCCCGCAATAGAGCTTGGCAAGGAACTGCTGAAGGTCGCCCCGAAATGCATGCACAATATATTCTACGCCGACTCCGGCTCGGTAGCCGTTGAGGTGGCGATGAAAATGGCAGTACAGGCCGCCATATCGGCATCGGGCAGCCATGTCAAGACCAATTTCGTGACTATACGCAGCGGCTATCACGGCGACACCTGGAACGCTATGAGCGTATGCGACCCCGTGACAGGCATGCACGGGGCATTCGGGCAGGCTCTCCCCGTGCGCTACTTTGTGCCGCAGCCACGCTCACGCTTCG